ACGTCGACTGGGAATGTCGGTGTGGGGAAGACCGATCCACAGTACAAATTGGACGTCGTGGGCACGTCTGCATTCTCCTCGAACTTAGAAGTTGGAACGGCCAATCTCTTCGTAGACACTGTGACGGGGAATGTCGGTGTGGGGAAGACCGATCCCGGGGCAGCTCTCGATGTTAACGGCACGGCAAACCTCAACTCCAACGTCTACGTACCAAATATTCCCATCGCGACCATCGCCTCAAACTTGGTGACCTGGAACTCGAGTACCGGAGATCTCATGGACTCTGGGGGGCTCATCTCCAACAAATTGGCCATCGTGTCCGAACAACCACCGGCGGCCCTCACGGGCGATTCTACGGTGGTCGATGGACATGGGAGGTACAAGGTGACGACTTCAACGACCACCTCTACTCCAGCGTATTCAGTTTTTAGTAAAACAGATTCAGGTCTTACGTCATACGTAGGTCTGGCAAATTCATATGATGCCAACGGTGACCTTGTGAGTAATAATTCATTGGGAAGTGTAAATGGAGAATGGATAAAATTAGAATTACCATATAAAACAACACTAAGGCATTTTTCTCTCCGACAAGACACAGATACGGCGTATGAAACTCAATTAAAACAATTTCCAAAAGATTTCAAAATCATAGGTTCAAATGATGATGTATCCTGGACAACACTTTTTTCAGTGACAGGTGTCGCTTATCCGACTAATGCAAGCGATCCAGCTAAAATTTTCGTAGTGAATGCATCTTCTACCTACAAATACTACGCAATTGTGATAGAAAAAATAAACTCAGATGCAGCCAACAGTCGCCCTAGTATCGGCGAATGGCGCCTCTTCACCGAAACCTTCACGGTCGATGCCGGGGTCGTGTCCACGACGGCCGCATCCGGTTTGGATGTGGGGTACACCGAACATCCGGTGGAACCCATGACGGACTACCACACCTACGTGGAGGGTCACGGGACCTACGAGGCGAGTGCGAGTTCTGAACAGGCGGGTAACGCGTGGAAAATGTTCGATTACGTGTCCACCGGTGGTATAGGTGACTCTGGCGGGGCCTGGTCTGACTTATATAACGCGGATGGCACATACCAGGGAAGTAAGTATACCGCAGATGTAGGTGGAACGAGATACACGGGGGAATGGCTTCAATTGAAAACACCGTATGCGATCTTATTATCACATTTTAAGTGGTTTCCTACGCAAAATTGGGAATACCGTTCACCTGCACAAGGTTTAGTACTGGGTTCAAACGATGGTGAGAACTGGTATAAACTTACATCCTGGAGTGGAGAAACGTTTACATTCAACGCGGGTTCACAAATTGATGTGAATGCGACGACACCGTACCAATATTTCCGTTTAGTCATTGAAAACACGGGCACGTCATCCGATTTCGCGGCATGGCGCGCGTCCGCCATGGAGTGGCGCCTCTTCGCCGAAAAGCCGGTGACCCGCATGGAGAACGTGCACATCTCCGGTGACCTCTCGAGCGAGACCCTCCAAACGGGGTACATCAAGTGGCCAAAGGTGCCGCTGAAGGCCAATGAGAGTGAGGGGTACGTGGCGAGTGCGAGTAGTGATAATGGCAGTGTCGGACTACCGTATCACGCATTCGAAGATAAAAGTGAGTATTCAACTTCTAGTTCACCTGCCTGGGTGTCTACACTCGAAACGTTCAGTGCCGGTGTACCAATTAACGGAACAGCCGCATCGTTCGATGGAAATGATTGTGAGTGGTTGCAAATACAGATGCCTAGAAGTATTCAACTATCACATTTCCTGATTTACATCAGAGAAGACAATTCAAACAGACTTGTCGAAGGTCCAAAATCTGGATTCATGTATGGGTCAAATGACGGTGTTGTCTGGACAAAGCTTGTGTCATATGATAATCTCGTACATGTAGTGAGAGAGGGCACCCGAGTTGACGTACAAAGCACAGAAGCTTATAAATATTTTAGACTTGTCGTGACTTCTACTGTAGGCACACCATCTCATAATGCAGTAGTCATCAACGAACTCCAACTCTTCGAAGCCGCCACGGGGGTGGGTGCCGCCCCGACGTCCGCCAAGTTGCAGGTGGCAGGCTCTCTCGGCATGGCCAAGGGTGCGGAATTCTTCGCGGGGGATGACGTCGTCATGGAGTTGCCCAAGCACGATAGGCCACTCGTGAAGTATCCGGAGGTGGCGAGTACCACCGTTTCGTCTAGTTCCGATACTCAACCGGGTGACGCATTTAATCTGAACTATTCCGATATTGGCTGGCACCCTGTGAGTAATTATACATCGGGCACCGGTGTAGCAGATGGAACCACAACAACAACCGATTTAAATGGTACCGAGTATGATGGTGAATGGACACAAGTACTATTACCTGTAGCGGTAAAAGTTAAGTATTTGGATGTCTATTACAGATACGATATAAAAAGGCAAACCAGGGATGGCACAGTCCTCGGAAGCAACGACGGTACAAATTGGACACATTTACAATCTTGGGATGACTTGTCTCTCACAGGAAGTGCAAGCATTCCACATCATTTGCAAGTAAACAGCACAAAATATTTCAAGTACATCAGATATATTGTGGAACGTGTGGCCGGTGAGTTACTACCAAATATAATAGAAATTGAAATTTGGGGCTACGAAGAAGGCGACACCTCCGTGGACGTGGTCCATAGGAGCATCCCGAACAAGCCCGGGCAGCAACAGCTCGAGGTGTACTGGGACGCCAACGACAGTAATTCGTACAGTTTCGCGGACAGTTCGAATGTCTATGATCTCTCCGGGAATGGGGTGAAGGGTACGTTGACGGGGGGCGTCGGTTTAGATACGGAGTACAATGCGTTCACGTTCGATGGTACAAGTGATATTAGGTCTACTGTGAGTACTTTCAGCGGTGATCAACCACACACTATGAGTGTGTGGGTGTACATTTCGAGTGCACTCACTACAACTGATGCTTACATATGTGTACTCGCACCTAGTACGGGTGAAGCATTAGACCAAGTATCTACCATACGCTTCCAAAATAACGGTTTCAATATGCAAAGTTGGGGTAATGATATACAGATGTATGATTTAGGTGTACAAAGAGACAGATGGTACCACTTAACTGCCGTATACGATGGAGGTGGTGTAACAACTTCTTCTAAACGCTTGTATATCGACGGTGTTCAAAATTTGAGTATATCAACAGATGATACATCTGGTAATACTATTAATTTTACGAACACGACATTGTCACTTGGTTCGAGGGTGGATGGTACAGGTTCTCACTTAAAGGGTTCCATCTCCAACTTCCGTCTCTACTCCAAGGCCCTCAACGCCGAGCAAGTGCGGGAACTCTATGAATACGACGCCCCCCGCTTTGGACACCGCCAAAACTTGGTGGCCCTCCACAAGGGCAACTTGGGGGTGGGGGTGGCCCACCCGACGTCCAGGTTCGAGGTCGCCGGGGCTGATGGGTTGCAGGAGTATCCACCGAAGGCGATGACGGGGTACGAGACGTACATGGAGGGGCATGGGGTTTTTAGGGCAGGAGGTTCGAGTGACAATTATAATTCTATCGGGAACTCAAGCACATCTGGTTCGTATGCGGAGTGGCGCGTGTTTGATCATGACCGTACAACTGATAGCGCCGCCTGGTTAGCGTACGCCGGTACATATTCATCGTCACTTCCAACCGCTTCGGCTGCCAAAATCAACGATATCTCCGGTGAGTACGTATATATAGAAACCCCTCACAAGATTAAATTGCATTCGTTCAATATTTCGGTACGTAATCAGAACGCAAATGAATCTGGTAGAATGCCTGTAAATGGCATAATTTGGGGTAAAAACGATGCTGGTGAGTGGGAACAGGTGTTCTCGTGGGCTGGACAGGTGTATTCAGCGTCCGATGGTACTCAAATAACAACCTTCAATGTAAATTCAGAAAGTCCATATAAAATACATGCACTTCAAGTCACTAAAATTGGTTCTACTGGATCTAACGCGACAGCAATAGGCGAATGGCGCCTCTTCGGCACCCCCGCCCCCTCAAGTTTGGAGGACGGACACCTGACCTTGGGCAAGGCCCTCACGCTCCCGCGTATCTCCGGACACGCCGCCGGGGCGGAGACACCACGGGCGGAGTCCCTCGTGGTCCACTACGATACCACGGTGGATTCAGTGGTCTCGGGGAGTACGGTGGTGGACATCTCGGGTTCGGGGAATAATGGGACGTTACATGGAAATACGAGTTATTCATCTTCAATGAGAAGTTTCGACTTTGACGGACTTGGTGCTGATTACGTGAGTGGGAAACTCAACAATACAGGAGACTTTCCCTTTACTGTGAGTATATGGTTCTACGAAAGCTCTAATAACACCGTTACACTTTGGATGATTGGAAGTGGCTCCAGTAGTGCTAACCCAAATCCGTCAGTGGCTTTAGCTATAGATGGTTCTGATGGAAGCTTAGACTTTTTTATATTCAGTGGTCGTGTTTGTAGTCTTTCTACTTTCCGTGCAACATATGGAACTCATAGATGGCATAATGTGGTATGTACTAGGGTGGGTAATACGTTAAAATATTTCATAAACGGAGTCGAACAAAATATAACACTCACTGGAACTACGGACACATTAAGCATTGCTACTGACAGCGTTTTCAACATCGGCGCGCGCACGGGTAATCAATTGGGGGAGAAACCATTTTCTGGTTCCATCTCCAACTTCAAACTCTGGGACGTCGCCCTCACGGCCGAAGAGGTCGCCATGGAGTACGCCCTCGGACGCACCGGGAAGAGCATCAATCTCACCGATACGGCCCTCTGCCTCGGGGGCACGGTGCCGAGGGCACAGTTGGATGTGCGGGGGAGTATATTAATAGATGGAAGATTACAGATACCCGGTAGGGTGGCATTTGCTGGTAGAAAAACCAATGGTGATTCAAATGATAGTAATTCACCCGTTATATTCAATGATATGGATATAAATGTAGATAACTGCTACGACACTTCGACTGGATATTTTACTGCACCGGTGAGCGGACTATATGTTTATTGTGTTCAATTTGTATCAGGAAGTACAAATTCAAATGACTTTAAGATAATTAAGGTTTCTGGTAGTACATCCACTACCATCGCTCATAGTTACAGAGCAAGCAGTGGTTCCAGTAACGAACCCCAAGGTGTAAATGACGTTATTGTTGTGATGAATGCCGGCGATTACATAAAAGTCGAGTTAGTGGGAAATGCTACAATTAGAGGAAATGCTCATAATTTTATTTATGGGTATTTATTAGAATAAGATGAACTATAATGAAATTTTAAGAAAACTTAGAACCAACAAGGATTGGCAAGTTAACGGCGAGACATACGATTCCATCGTATGGAGAGATAAAACGTGCGAAATACCCACAGAAGAAGAGTGTATTAATACATGGAATGAAATTAAACCAGAAATACAACTTTCACTCATCAGAGAGAAAAGAAACACACTCCTTATGAATACAGACAAATATACAATCGCTGACTGGCCCCACCCATCACCCGAAGCTAAACAAGCCTGGCTTGACTACCGCCAGGCCCTCCGTGACCTCCCGTCGAACACAACGGACCCCGAAAATCCGGTATGGCCCGACGCTCCTAACTAGCTAACTACCCATTTTCTCTCCGGTGAGTGAGTGTTCCTCACCACAAAGAAAACTTCCATTCATTCAACTCACCGCAAAAGGTGCCCAGGACGCATACATCACGAATTCTGTGGGCGTTTCCCTTTTCAGAGCAGGTACTCGAGACACAAGTTCACATTTAAAAGGTAATTGTCCTTAACTTTTAAATGTCGTCATCATAATAGATGCCTTTCCATCATTTCCCCGCTCACTTTGTGTACTGGACGCAAATCCCAGAGCACAAAGAAATCAGAAAGACATATTTACCAAAGATACTTGACTTGAAGGAAACCATAGATGGTAATACACCCTTCAAAGCGTGTAAGCTCGGCACGAGTCTTGGTATCAACGTCAATGACTTTTTATACGATTCCACGCTCGTCGAAAATCTTGTGCTCAAACCTCTGAATGACATGCTCGATCAAGTCAAGATGGACATTGAAGAAATCAAAATCGTTTCGGCGTGGTTCAATACATACGAAGAAGGTGATTTTCAGGAACTTCATGAACATAACGCGTACCCATATGAAAATGTATTTCATCCATGCTTTTCGCTCGTCTACATCTTAAATAATCCTGGAGAGACGAACGATACCGTGTACAGATTGAAAAACCAACCATTTCTTCCTCATCACACCGTCTGCGAATTCGATACATCACAGGAAAAATCAATAACAGAAGGTACATTGATCATAACCTCGTCGTCTTTACCACATCTAGTCAAACCATGTAGTAAATCTGGACGAGTAACTATAGCCTATAACGTTTTCGCCAATTTTCGTGACTTAAAAAAATAAACTCTCCATATACTATAAAATGTCTGGTGGTATCGCTCAGCTCGTGGCCGTCGGTGCTCAGGATGCACACCTCGTCGGCGATCCGGAAGTCAGCTTCTTCCGCTCTACCTACAAGCGTCACACGAACTTTTCCCAAACTGTCGAACGTCAAGTCATCCAGGGCAACCTCTCCCAAGGTGGTATGTCCTCGGTTCGCTTCGAACGCAAGGGTGATCTCTTGGGTTACGTCTACTTGACGTCCATCGCGTCCAACGCGACGGAAAACCTTGACTGGTCGACCGTGATCGACAAGGTTGAACTCTTGGTCGGTGGTCAGGTCATCGATGAACAAGATGCCTTCTTCACGGACAACATCGCTCCGGACCTCATGGCGACTGGTCTCGCTAAGTCTGCGGCCGGTTCTCTCTACAATGGTGGTTCTTCCAAGTTCTACCCGCTCAGATTCAGCTTCTGCGAAAACTGGCAGTCGGCTCTCCCGTTGGTCGCCCTCCAGTACCACGATGTGGAACTCCGCATTCGCTGGGCGTCCCACGCCAATGTTGACAGCTCTGCTCGTCGCATCGAGTGCTACGCGAACTATGTGTACCTCGACACGGCCGAACGTGAAATGTTGGCTGCCGAACCGCAACAAATCTTGATCACACAAGTTCAAAAGGCGACAGCCTCTTTGTCCAAGGTGCAAGAACTCAACTTCAACCACCCGGTCAAGTATTTGGCGGCGTCCAATGTGGCGGCCGACAGTGTTCACACGACTGGTAACCGCATCAAGCTCCAAATCAACGGTACGGATGTCACGGACTTCAAGTTCGCCGACCCGCACTACAGCATGGTTTCGTCCTACTACCACATGCCGCACTCCGATGGTACCAACAAGGACAGCCTCTACGCCTTCCCGTTCTGCCTCGATACGTCCAGATTGCAGCCGACGGGTACCCTCAACTTCTCTCGCCTTGATTCCGCTCGCCTCGTGAGCGAAACGAACAACTTCAAGGATGATATCTACGCCGTGAACTACAACATTCTCCGTGTTGAAAACGGTATGGGTGGCCTCATGTACTCGAACTAATTTTTCTTAAATACACGTCACTAAAAACATAATACAATGCCTGACCAAACATTATATTATGTTGACTACTAGTAAAATGAACTTCTGGTTGATTATCTTTTTGATAGGAGCTGTCTTTGTCTTGACCTACAATCCAAAGTCCAGGACACTCGAAAAGATTGTCCAAGTGCCTTCCAGAGAAGCTCAATGTGAAGCCGAGCGTTACCAAAGACTTCAATTTATTGAAGCCGAACATGCCTGCCCAGAAAAGGGTAAGACCAAAATGGGTGCAATTATTTCTGCTTAAAAGTTTTGATCGATAATTACACATAAAGATGATTTCTTTTGACCGCGAAACCATGATGATTGTCGGCCTTGTCGTTTGCCTCGGTGTCATCGCCTACATGTTTAACGACATGCGACGCACCAAGGAAGACGTGCACGCCGTCAAGACGTTTTCTTTGAACTTGATGAAGAATTTGACGATTGAACACGTCGAACCGGAAACTTCTCAGCCGAAGCCGGAAGTTGCGCCGACCACCGAGGAGAAAAAGGAAGAATAAACATATCCGCTTATTATAACTTGCTAAATGAGCAATGAAAAAATACAAAGCAATAGCGATCCCAGTCACGTTTGAGGGTGACCGGCCTCGGTTTCTCACAGTGAGAGATCGAAGATTTAAGGATTGGATTTTTGTCACAGGTGGATGTAGACGTCGAGAAATTTTCAATCCTTTACGATGTGCCCTCAGAGAGTTAGAAGAAGAGACCCGTGGTGTCGTGGCTCTTAAAAAAGGAGAATATACGGAATTTAATTTTACAGTTAAAGAAAATGCAACGACCGACTTGGTCTACAACGTGTTTATCTTTTTTGTAAATTACAAAAGACCCGAGCAATTGGGTATGATTAAAAAATTCAATGATGAAAAAATGAAAACAAATTTGAAAAAGATTAACAAGGAACCAATAAAGAAGACATTCGATGAGAATGACTTCATGAGCTTTGATACCCTCGAAGAGTTTAATGTTAGAAAGAGGTGGGACCTCATAATAAAAAATGTAATACAGAATCCAGAATTTTATTCGTGTGTCACTTCGCTTAATAGAAAAACATTTTCTATAAAATAGAATGAAGTCAAAGACTTACATCTTAAAACAAATCAGAGATCTTCTTGTTGATAACAAGGCTTACAGTGAACGTCGGGCAGATCAATACATTGAGGATGTAAAGACTAAGACAGTCTACGAGCTTCTTGTTATTAAAAAGGAATTAGCTTCAGAAAGAAAAGAGCATCACGATGTCTCTTGTATGCGATCGATTCTATATGACTCACATCAAGATGATTAAAAGAATGACTCTCTAAAATGGTAAGTATGTTTAAGGCATGGTGTTCAAAGAACAAATTCACAAAGGGTGAAAAGCAGAACCGTTCACACGTTCTCATGAACGGTGGTTCACTTTACATCCCACACGATCGAGTCGATGAATTTTGTGACGAGTACATCAAGGCTGTGACGAAAAAGGAAAAGTTGTATCTCGTGGAACAAAAAACGCCGACGTACAACTTCTTCTTAGATATTGATTACAAAGATGAAGATGCCATGCAACTTGACTATCTTCAAAAATTGTGTCGGATTATTTGTGACAAAGTAAAAATATATGGCGGTCGTGATTGTCTCATATGTGTATCAAAACCCAAAGAAGTTGATGATGGACTCATCAAGACGGGTGTTCATTTAAACTGGCCAAACTTTGTTGTTGACCAAGAAGGTGCCAACAACCTTAGAGATCATGTCATCGCGACTTTGACTTCAGTGTTCAAAAATAAAAATTGGAATCAAATTATTGATAACTCTGTCTATGGTGACACAAAAAAGCGAACAGCTGGAAGTGGATTTCGGATGCCATGGTCATACAAGAAGGGAAAGCACATCGCATGTCAAGGACAAGGATGTTCAGAGTGTGACAACACCGGAAAGATTACCGAACCTCCGTACCTTCCAATCTTCAAATATGTGTATGGACATGTCATGTGTCGCATGGATACACTGACACAAGAACCATCGGTCGACATTCTAAAAGACTCCATTGTTCGGACAGACGTTACAGAGGTTACAACTGTTCCAGCGATCGATGGTAACAAGAAGAAAGAGGGGTCGTTCACCGAAGCTCAGATGAAAGATGAGTTTGTCGATGATGAAGCTCGGGCTTACTTGGAAACATTCATTCGACAAAACATGGAAGGTCAAGAAGATGCGAGGATTACGAAAATGTTCCATCATAAAAATCAATTCCTAGTGTCTACAACTTCAAAGTATTGTGAAAATCTTAGAAGATCACACAACTCAAATCACGTCTGGTTTCATGTTGTCGGTAAGACTGTCGTCCAGAAATGTTTTTGTAGATGTGAAACCATCAAAGGACGGTTCCATGGTTTTTGTGCAGACTTCAGAGGGCGTCAACACATGTTAAACGACACGATTGTTTCTAAAATGTATCCAGACACGAAACCACCGGTCCGCCCAAAAACACCACCACAGAAAGATCCAGTCGAAACAGACAAAGCTGTCGAAACGCTTAATGCATACATCAATAAATGTATACGTTCAACAAAAATTATCAAGATTACAAAGAATAAGTCAAAGTATATAGCCGACGCTGAAATGACAGAGTGTGACTATGGACACAGAGCTACCTGTCAGTTTATCATTGACAAGTCGGGTATAGAATTGAAATGTTCAGAATGCAAAGAACAATCTCACAGGAAGAATATACTCAATACAAAAACAAAGGAAATTTTATTTCCGACTAAAAAATAAGATGTCGGTCGTGTTGTTTGCAGCAGCTGCATATCTCACAAAAATGCTGACACAGAAAGATGTTCGAGTCGACAAACTTGATGATCTTCTTAAAAAGGCACACCAATACTCAGGCCTAGATAAAGAGAATTTTTATGGATTTGTGACAAACTTTAACATGTTCAAGGAATGGATTCATGATGTAGAACTTGCCACACAGTTTCTTTATAAAGCATTAGAACACCTTGAAAACATTGGTCTCATGACGGAATTCCAGGAAGAAATCAGCGAACTAGCTAAAATAGTCGGTTATTTCGGTGAAAAAGAGATTATGAACGCTGCAATCAACAAAAACGCTGCGTTCCATCCGAAATACTTAAACAGTAGACTATAATAGAACGATGATTTCTAGATCTGGTCGTATTATTAAGAAGCCTGAAATGTACACTCCCGAAGAAAAAGTTGAAGATGATTACGGTGATGACGAATACGATACCGAAGATGATGGGAGTGACATCGAAACTGACAATGAATATTATTCAGATGATGAAAGTGAATACGATGACGACGAGGACACAGACGAGAATGGAAATTTGAAAGATTTCATCATCGATGACGACGAGGAAGATGAGGAATTTCAAGCTTAAAAAAATCAAAGTAATTATAAAAAATGGAGGCTGACATTGGTAACCCCATTGAATTTGATAAAGAGCTTAAGATGCAAGATGATCAAGAACCGGAACAAGAATACTACCACCAACCGCAACAACCCATGATGTATCCACAAATGATGATGTATCCGGAACAACCACAAAAAAACAATGATATCTTTGCCAACATCGATAAGTCGACATGGATCATTGGTTTTGTTGTTTTTCTTCTTGGCTTTTTTATGGGTAAGACTATGCAACCCGTGATTCTTAGGCCTGGATAAGAGGATACCCATAGATCCAATCGGTATGTTCATGGGGAAAATTCCCAACAAACTCACCAGTTGAACCACGTTTCCTTTCAGTAAAATACGCACGACTCGTGATCAAAGGATCCTTGAGTTGTGCAGCTAAAACTTCTGATGCTGTATTCATCTTCTTTTTGACAATTTCAGGTGATGTGAAAAAGAAGATCGCAACCACGAACACAATCAATAATGTAATTATGTTGAGCAATACACTGAACATATTTAGTATTTACCTATATTTTTCTTACGCCTCACTGGTAACCTCGGCAACAGCCTCCTCACTGGTAACCTCGGCCTCTCCTTCTTCCTTTTGTTCCTCAATCGTCGCATCCGTGCTGGAGGCTTCGCGTTGCTTACGTCTCTCTTCGACTTCAGCTGCAACAATCGCGTCAGCTTCCTTGACCAATTCTTCCATCGGAGCGTCCGGCTTTTCCTTCTTGAGACGTTCCAAAACTTCAGCTGGGTGACTGATCGGGGCTTCATCCGGCTTGTTGTAATACTTGGAGTTCTCATCACCCGGCTTGATGTAAGTCGTCTTCGCTTCCATCATGTCACGCTTACGTTCTTCGAACATCTTCGCAGCCATGGCTTGGTTTTCCTTGTATCCGGACATAATCTCTTCGAGCTTGTCGTTGGTATAGTGAACATCATCAATCTTATCCACATCCGGTGGAATCAACAACCACTTGTACATGTCGACCACGTAAATGTCAAAGGTTGCATCTTCCTTTTGAAGACGCTTCGCGTGGTTTGCAGCTTCTTCACGCGTGTTGAAGCAACCACGAATCTTAATACCAAACTTATCATTCTTTTGTGGTGCTTCCGGTCCAACAACAGACAGGCATGCGTAGAGTTGTCCCGGGACGGTAGTGTAATCTTGTTCAAGAGAAGCCATTTTATAGCTATGCTTACGTTAAAAACTTTAAGCCTTTTCAAACTTAAGTGGATTAAGAACAACCATCTATATTAAGACATGGAAGAAATACGCCGAGCTCACAATACCTACAAGCGTGATCTCATTCAAAGTGTGACCCGTGAAGGGGATCAAATCTTGGATGTAGGATGTGGTTGTGGTGGCGATCTTCAAAAATGGAGACATGCGGGTGCAAACATAAGCATGTGTGACCCGAGTGAACAGTCTCTCGAAGAAGCAAAGAGTCGGGCTCGCAATCT